GGACAGACCCTTGCCTACTGTATTGAGGAACGAGTCAGAATCGCCTCGCTCAACATACTGGACAGGCTCATTATCTAAGTTAGCAGAACTAACTTTGACAACGGAACCTGCTTCACCTGTTTCGGCATCGAGAGAATAGAAGTTAATAACATCATTCTCGTCATATTGACGAAACGGCAATAAACGTGTAATTTCGTTAGCCATAATTGATTAATTTGTTTTGTTTTTTTTAGTTAGAAACTTCTACTGAGAAGTTCTTCTTCAGCCTCTCGACGAAAGAAATTTGTTCACTAGCTTCTGCGTTATTATTAGGGATAGAAGCCTCGGCCTCATCTCCTTCAACTTCAAGCTCCTCTTCAGGATCTTCTTCAGTTGCTTCCTCTTCCTCTTCAGTGTCATCTCCCTCTTCGCGGCTGGCTACAGCTTCGTCGATGCGAGCTTTAATTTCAGCTTCCTGAGTTTCGATGTTCTTTTTGAGTTTGTGGGCAAAAATAACTTCAAGCTTATCTTTGTAATTGTTAAAGTCTTCATCAGAAGAACCAAGCTCCTTGACTTCTGCGGTGACTAAAGCAAGCTCTTTTTCATTAAGCTCATAGTCGCTGTCAATGAAGTTCATACGGTCATTAAAAAGATCCACAGCAGCTTTCGCCTCTACTTCGTTTTTAAGAGTATTGAGTTCTTCTTTAGTCTGCTTGAAAGAGTCTTGTAACTCTGCAAGCTCCGCTTCGGCTTTAGCCTTGGCTTCCTTTTCAACTTCCATCTTGGATGTCCAAGACTCGTTGTGTTCTACGAGAGTATCACGGATAGTCTCGCTAACAGTTTTAGCCTCTGAGCCTTCCTTCACTGCGGAAGCAACGCTCTTGGACAACTGAGTAATAAGTTGGTCGAATTGTTCTTTATCCATATTAAAAATGTTTTTTAATTTGTTTGACTTTACATTAATATTAGCGTTTCGGGAAATTTTTTCTAATTTTTTATCACTTGAGTCATCTTTAGTTGTATAAACTCCTGTGACAGCAGCGGCTGGGTTTTTAGTTAAAGCCGCTCCTAATGGATACGTTTGACCAACAATCAATCTATTAACAGGCTCGCCTTCTGGATTTTCTCCTTTGCCACCTAAACCCTTGACATATTGTTTTAGGTCTTCTTTTTCTGCACCTGTCACAACAGTTGAATCTTGTAAAAATTTAGATCCAACAGCCACTTCAAATTCTTTGAATGCTAATTCCCAGCTAGTAGAAATACTTTGATAGGTTTCGTCATCTTCATTTGAAGCTTCTTCGATTGCCTCTGCTAATTTTGGGTAAACTGACTTATAAATTAAACCAGCAGCATTCATGTAGAATGGCTCCTTTTTGTCGGCGTAAGATTCAATATCGTTATTTTTAAAGTCAAACTCTCGTTCTGAGAAGGACGCATTAATCATATGACCGACGATTTTATCTTTTTTGTGTTCGATATTAATAGGCTTATTAATAAATCTTTTTATAGCAGCTATTGCAGTTTTCGCGTCGATGCCATCGCCATTTTTGTTGAATTCATTAACTTTCGCTAAGTTAAAGACAACAGGTAAAACATCAATATTTTGATCTGGGTCAAATCCATCTGGCAGCAGTGATTCTGCGGCCTCTTGAATATTTGCCTGAGAGAGTCCGAATGCTTCAAACTCTTCATCTTTTATCTCTCTTACCTTGCCTTCAAATAAACAAATATTAAAATCATCCAATGACATACTTCTTCTTACACAGAAATTTGAGTTGAATGATATAAAATTGCAGAAGACAAGTCATCTAACTGATGTTGAGACCCCAATTCAAGAACCTTGGCGTTTACATTTAATGAACTTATTTTGTCTAAATCTTCTACTATTTCAGTTAAAGTAGGTTCCCATTCACTTGCGTCTTTTGCTATAACAATAGATTCACAAACTTGAGTAACCATTTCTTTTTTTTGCTTAGACATCCGCTTCAAACCAAATTTAGAAGCAAATTCTTTAAAGGCTAATAGTTCAAATTCATTTAATCTTTTAGTTGCCTCGACAATATTCTTTTTTGAATAATTTGAGTTTGAGACACCTACTGGTCTACCACCAGAGGGCGAGACAGGTTTTTCTTCTCGTTTTTCTGGCTCGGATGAAGTTTCACCATCATCATATAAATTTATTGTATTAACTAATGGCATGTAGTGTCCCTTTTCTCTATCGTCTACAAATTTTGTTTGAGCCGCTTCCATATCTTTCCCTTGAGGGAAAACTCCAGTATGAACAACTTGCATCCCTTGTTCTGGGGTAAGAACACCAAGCTCCATAAGTCTTGTTGCTAGCTTGGATAAGTTATTATCATCCATCGTATCTGTCTTTGCAAACTTAGCTTCTGGGAAGCTACGCAAGCCAGCAGCCTTACAGATTCTTCTAATTTCTGGATTAATAAAGTCGTGCAAGAAAGATCTCCTCGACTCTTCAAGCCTTTGGAAGAAAACCTTCATTTTCATTGTCGCATCAGAATACTTTGAATCGCCAATCAAAACATTTTGCAAACCATCTTCAATGTCTTTGTTAATAACTGCATATTTTTCTGGCCCAACAACTTTTCTAATATCAGGAATGATAAAATCTGCTTTAGTAGTATAATCAGAAACAAGCACACGACCTACGCTTTGATTTTTAAATATCTGCTGCATAGCTGCTAGATTTCTATGATTTACTCCTCCCTTGTCTGGCTCATTACCCATCGTGACAAGTAACACAACATTCTCAATAGATCTACTAATTGCCTGATCAATGTTTTTTAATTCTATTTTTCTATTGATATCGTCTAGAACAGAATAACCGACTGGAACAGCCATCGGCTCATAGTCTTGTTTTTTAGAAAAGACTACATGTAATAACTTAGGATCTAATTTAATTTGAATCCTTGTCATTGCATATTGATTCTTCCCGTTGGTAAGTGCTTCTTGCACATCTTTTGGTAAAGAGTTAAACATCTCTAACTCATGATCTGTCTCTGGTTTTTGGAGTCTAGAGATCTCAAAAGGAGTTAAGACTTTGAAATATTCATAACCACTAAAAGAAACCGAACCTTTGGTCGCTATGTCTGTAGGGTTAATCAGTAAATATTTTATAGGAATTTCTTTTCTCGCGCTTGCCCCATATGCCTCCAACATTTTTTGAGAGTTTTTAAGTGGTATTTTTCCATCCACTCTATAAAAGAAGACATTGCCTGATCTGTAATACTCTCTAAAATATTGTTCTTTTAAGTTGTGTATCCTGATTCTCTTGAACCAAGCATCAATAAATTTTCTTGATTTATCATTGCCACCCTCTAAATAAATATCAGAGTCTGCGAACTCAGACAATAGATCTACAGTCCCCCTAAATGACGAAATATTAAAGTAAGCTTTCTGACAAAGTTCTACCGCCTCCCTAGTGTCTGCCCCTCCTTTTTCATAATTAAAGGGTAAAATACCATTTTTAATATTTTCAAATTTGTTATCTAACCCCAAGGTCGCTACTGCGTTGGTTCGCGCCTTTGTTCTGGCTGTTGGAGAAGTCAAACGTGAAGCCTCGCTTGAACTAAAAATAGGTTCACCAATTAGCTCTGGACTAAAACCATCTTCTTGTGGGTTTAATAAATTTTCTATGGGAACATCCTTCTTGTTGAATTTTTCCCAATACTCTGATCTTTTGGTATATTTACGAGGCATATGAAAGTTTACACTAAAGTTATAAAAGTTACTTTGAAACTTTTCAAATCGCAAAGGGAATAAATGTTCCTTCTGGTTTCTGCTCTAAAGATGCATTCTCAGCATCAAAGAATACTTTTGCAAACCAATTGCCTAGAACTAAAGAAGAATAAGAGTCTTTTCTAGCTCTATTCGGGCCTTTCTGTCTTCTTAGATTTTGAGGCAAGTTAAATGATTGAGAGCCTTGAGGGTTAGCAATAACCTCAATGTTAGCACATTCTGACTTTGTAAGTTCAACCACATACTTTTGATGGTCAATAAAATCAATCATCATAGCTCCCTTAGAAGCCTTGGGGGATTTGACATCCCAGTTTAATTTATCTATAGGTAAATTCTTTTTTCTTTGCTCATCGAAGTGAGCATCAATTGCTCTAGAAGCAAATAAAATTCTTTTATGGTCTATTGCTGCTTGCAACATCTCATTGGCATTTCTAATCCAGTTTGATGTAGGTTTTCTTAAGATGCAGTAATTCCTTTCTCTTAAGTTATATTGATTTTTAAAACTTGTTATATCCGCATTCCAGTTCTCTGGCTTCTCTAAATCAACATCAATCACACCTATGTTTATATTTTCGTTTTTAAACAAAGCGCTTTCGTTACAAGAATTTATAAACTGAACTCCTCCATTATAGTCACCACATATACCTACAATATTAAAATGTTTCAGCAAGTATAGCATATATTCCATATGCTGTTTTAAAGAAACCCCTGCTATGGCATAACCATGAACTAAACAAACTTTTTGTGCTTCTCTGTCTATCTTGAAGACATGCATAGCAAAATGGTCAGCACTTGTGTTCCCAGCCCAGTTTGGGTCAAAAGATAATAAGTATTCATGACTGGGGTTACCAACTACTTCGACAGCGGGTAATTCTCCGTCTGGTATCGTGCAAGCGGCCATCTTTGATAATCTGTAATATCCATCACTCTCATCTATGAATTGTGCGCCAAACTCTCTTTTAAACTGCATTTCACTCATGGTGGCTTTAGCTTGTTTAAGCAGATTCTGATCGTATAGCATTGATGGGGCGCAGTCGTAACTAAGCTGCATTATTAGCCTATAAGCATCATCTTTAAGGGTATCCTCTTCCTCATCTTCTTGCCCATCCCCTTGTCCTTGTATTAATTCTTCATATTTTTTATAGAGTTTATACATATACTCAAATTTAAATGATGGAGATGAAAGAATAATAAGTTTGTTATTAGGCCATATATATCTATCCTTTTCTCTCATCTCGCCTTTGTCGATTAGACGGGATTCTAAATTGTATAGTTCCTCCCTCTCGATAGGATTCTCTACCACCCCCAGAAATGGAATAATAACTTCATTAAATATTTTTTCAGGTATCGTTAAGAACTCATCCAACACAATCCTATTAAATCGAAATCCACGAAGTCTCTCACCATTAGCTAACGGAAGGGCTATCGCCCTAGCCTTACCTAAAGTCATTGTCCATTGGTCAGTTCCTTTGGTTATCTTAAATCCACATTCTTTAATTAGACTTGCTTCGGGTTTGCTAATTATATCCTCCATCTTTTGGAAGATTTGTTTAGATTGCCTAAATGTCCCAGCAATAACCCCTATGTTTGAATTAGGGTTGAGTAGACACTCCAGTAAGACATAGATCGCAGTAGAGAACGTCTTCGACATACCACGCGAGAAAACGAACATGGAATAGTCAGAAACCATCATCCCCTTAATAGCCATAGCCTGAAAAGGAAATAACTTAACACCTAAAAATAACTCTGAAGTAAATGCTATATTGTTCCGCAAGAACTTATACAGCAAATACTTCGCTTCTTCTTCTTTTATACTGCCATCAATTCCCTTTAGGAACTCGTTGAGTTCCTGAGAAGAATGATCAAGCCGATATCCTTGTTCTCCCTTTGTCCAAGACATTTACTCGTTCGTCTATAAAATATTGTAAGTCAACATTCCACATAGCTTCTCCGTGATAAAGAATAAGTGGAATTAGCTTTTTAGCTCCTGCTCTGTTGTGTGCAAAAATGATTTGTATGTTTTTGGGGTAGTCTATAATTAAGTTTCTTATATTGTGCCATAGATAACCAAGATTAGACTTAAACTTAGAAGTCTTGTTGTCTTCTTCTAATTTGTCTATTGTTGTTTCTGCTACAACAAACATGTAAGAGTTAAACTCTACGCACCTGTCCATCTCGCGTCGAAACCTGTCGATGTCCTTACCGAAGGTTTGCCTAAAGTCATCTTGTGATTTGCGATCAACAAATGTCTTTGTATATAGGTCTCCTCTTGCAGTATAGTCTCCGAAGTCCAATTTGTTTGTTATAGAGTCTTGGAATTTAAGTGGGGCTTTTTCTCTGGTGTCTGTAAAGATAGGTAGAGCCTGATAGTCTTTCTCCCAGAAATCTTTGGGTAGATTTGCATTGAAGTAATTTTCTACCTCAAGTTCTTCTAAAAAAGCAGAATAAGAACCCCAGAACTTTTTATAGTAAAATATGCTTGCCATCTGTGACAAGTCATAAAAAAGGTTTGGTGGTGATATAGAAATTTCTTTTGATGTAAATTTATCTACTACTTTTTCTTTGATATATGTTTTGACCTCCTCCTTTGGAGCCGAGTCCATCCATAACTTAAAATTATCATAACAGTTAAAGCTATCCCTAAAATATTGATCATAAGATCGAAAAGCCAGTTTTTCACCCGTGTATAGGTCTCTTCGGTCGTAGTGTTTGACATAGTAATCTCCTATAGTTAGAGAATGAGCTTTCAAGTGAGCATGGAAGCTTCTCTTTTTGTCAAACTCTTTACCACATTCTTTACAGACAAAATTGCTCATAAGATCTCTTTTTTAGATATTCCTAGAATCCGAGCTTTGTAGTCATCCATAGACTCAAGTCGGTCAGCTTCTTCTTCGATTAGCTTGTTTTGCATCTCTGCCATCATAATCATCCTATCACGTTCCTCTTTCTCTTGAAATGCCTCCACTAGCGCAGCGATGCTCCCGTTTTGCTCTCCTCTTGCCTTTAAACGCGCCTGACGGCTTCCGTTAAGGTCTTTGGTCAAAGATTCGATTCTTTTCTCACATTGGTTTAGCTCGTCGCTGGTGGCCTTTATAAGCTCAGTAAGACGCAATGTTATATCCCGCTCATTTTCGGTGTCATTGAGCATATTGTTCAATCTGTCGATTCTTTGTTGAATATGCTTCTGCCGAACATAGTTCGTGCAAACAGTAATATACAAGTTTAGCTCATCATTTGTTAAATCGGGCTTGTCCCACACCGTCCGAACAAACTCACTCTCAAATAAGTCTCTATCTGCTATTGTTGAGTATTGATTAATGAAATGAACGAAACGAGGACTCTTCAGGTAGAAGAGAAGCCTTTCACACATTTTCTTTTGTTTTGTTTGTATTGATATTTCGTCAAATGTCTGACCAGCCCAATCGTTAACCTTCTTAATCGCCCTAGATAGCGATTTAGGAGGAGTCCACTTGTCACTAGTGATCATATCATTGTCATCGACAATCTCTGGCCTGT